CGCATGAAGCTGAAATACTCACCAGCCTCAGAGAAGATCACAGCCTCATCTGCGAGAAGACCTAAGCGATTCCTGTAGAAGAAGATGTCCGACAGCGTTCGGCCAATGAATGATGGCAGAGGGTTCGACTCGGTATCTCCAACAAGCCTGGTCTTGTAGGTGGCCTGCTTGAAGGTGAAGGTGCCGTTAGACTCCCTGACCAGCACATGGGGCATGGTAGACGCATCAAAGCCAGACACAATCCCAGGCTTTGGACACTCCTTCCAGACGCCAACACCAGTCGTACCATTCGTTGTTTGGAATTGTACGTAGTAGCTATCGAAGGGTGCGGTGCTCTGCTCACCGGCCCCTGTGCCTGTGATCTCTACGACAAACCCACTGACACTGGGGTTCGCAGGGAGATCGGCAAACTTCTGCAGCCGCCCTTTAATCGCCACCATCCCTCCGGAGTTAAAACCATCTTCAGTGGAGATAGTGAAATCTGTGGAGGTATTCTTGATATAGATTACCGAACCCGCAATTGAGAGGCTCCAGTTACCTGTGTTATATCCCCCAGTCACTAAATCAGTATAGAGTTGCTCTGCAATATTATCTGTAGAGATGTCATGGGTATGAGCTGCAGATGCTCCATCCGGTGTCGTAAAGCTAGCGACTAAAGTACCGTTGATATACACATTGTAATCTTTACCAAAGTTGCCAGCCTTGATGTTGATTAGGGCTTCATACGGACGGGCTGTAGTCGTCGCTGTGCCCGCAGCCGCAACCTTCGTCTTGTTCACAAGGAATGTATAGTCAGCTACGGTCACTGCAGAGAAGGCCGTGGAGGGTGTTGTGGCACTCAGGTAGTCCTTGCCATTGGGAAAGGCCACGGTCTTCTCGACACCGTTGATATCATAGACCTTCAGATCACCGTTGGTCAGAACCGTGATATACCGTTCTGCTGAGTCACGGTTGATCGTGTGGATGAAGCAGTTACCCAGAGGTGTGCTCTGGATCTTCTTGAGGTGCTTCGTGGGTGGACGCTTCTTCAACCCCTGAGAGACAGTGGAAAGGCCATTCTCTTGGACTTCGCCCTGCGAGATCAGTCGAAGAGTATAGGGTTGCTGCGAGACACCGTTGACAAAGTTAGGGATTGACGAAGAGATTAGTGCCATAGTTTAACGATCAATAATCCGCATCACGGAGTAATTGCCTGTGAGAATGTTGTAGTCTCCCGTCCGTGCCTCATAACGACGCATCGAGCGCAATGCCGCAGCCTCGTCTTGGGCAGTAAAAGAGCCGAGCACGTTAGAGCCAACCACCCGCTGCTGGAATACTCTGGCAGCACGGACGGTAATGTAGTGACGAGCCGCCTGGGGCATCTCATTGAACTCCAGGAGAATCGTGAGATCAGCTTTAATGTCCTGCTGAAATTGGTAGGTCTTGTTCTTGCGGTCGTAGAGGCGGTTGCCGCGAATAGCTACATCGATATCGTTGCGGTCATACTCTGAGGCATCAACCTCAATGCAGTTTGCTGGGACATAGATTTCCTTCGTGTCAACCGAAGGGGTAAGGACGAACTCGTAGTCCGTATTGAAATGCCAGCCCTCCTCCTGAACCTGAACAGAGACTTCAGCCAGGATCGAACGGGCGGTAACAGCATCGACTACGCCAGCCGCAGCATCAAGGGAGTTGATGGGGGACTCGCCGATGGTTCCCAACATAATGTTGATAGCATCTAATTCAGATGTAAGGGAAAGGGTCATGGGTCATTCTCAAAATTAAAGTGAGGGGGATGTTTAGTCCCCCCCAGAAAGAACGTCACGTAGGTGTGGCGTTTAATTCCCACTAATCCAAGCATCCTGATATTCATCAGCATATGCTTGGAGCTGTGCTACCAGGTTTCCACCAATATCCTCGCACACAAGGGTTTGGTCAAACTGCTGGTCCGCGAATTCAACACGCACTGTATAGTACGGCTGAGATTCCAGTAGGATTGTGCAGGTAGCCATTTTTACACCGTGCGCGAGAGTTTGACTTTGACCTGACCTGCAGCAACTGCAGTTGTGTCACTGTCCAGGACGCCACCCGTGATCGCAATGCCAAGTCCAAGCGGGAACCGGTAGCCGATGAATCCCGGGGAGAGCTCTGCAACTCCAGGAATTCCACTAACTGATGCCGGGAGGGCGATAATCATTTCGGGAACATCCGTACCAACGGTTGGTGCCGTGGCCTTGTTGTAGAGCTTCACATAGGCCGCTACTGTACCAATGTTGGTAGCGTATAGAGCCTGCAATCCGCTTGTTCCGGTGGAGACGAGCGAACCATTGGTCGATGCCACAGAGTTGATGAAGATAGGCGTGGCAGGAGCTGCAGGAGTACCCGCCGTGGTGACGGTACCAACCGTGGTGACGGTACCAACCGTGGTAACAGTACCGCTGGACACAGTCACTGCACCAATAGCTGCCGTACTTGCCACCAGCCGGGCGCCAATGGCCTGACCTTCAACAGTTTGTCCCCGGCCTGCAGTGATCTCAGCAGTGAGTTCAGCATAGTCCTGGCAGTTCGAGAACTGGAACTGCATGGTCACAGCCGTAGGTGCAGAAGCCAGCGCAACACGGCCCGAGCCTAAAACATAAGTTCCAGCAAAGGTGGTTCCAGTCAGCTCGATAGTGTTAGCGTCCACTACCGAGATCGTGTAGTTTCCACGGACCTCTGCAGCACCGTTCAACACACCATTCAAAGACTCAACCCATACCTGAGGCGTACCTGTGTAACCGTGGGCAGCGGAGGTAAGGCGGATGACACCTCCCGTACCTGCAACAGCTCCCGTGATGCTACGCCAAGCAGCGTGGTTCATCGAACGAATGCGGAGCTTATAGACAGAAGATGGATCAGGAATCTGCTGGTGACGAACGTAGCTATTGGTACGACCAGTGGTGGAATCAATAGTGCGGCTGTGGAAGTAAGCCTCGTCAGAGAAGGGTTCCAATTCCAGGATGGAGTATGTGGCTGTGCTTACGATTGTAGTAGCAGTAGACGCCAGGGGAACAAGGCCTCCGTTTTGCACGTAGTACAGCATCTGGGTAGCAGTGGTTGAAGCTGCACCCCCAATGTCCAGCTGGATACAGTGGCGTCCATCTGGAATCCCTGTACCTGGGTTCACAGACACCGCTTCGATGATCTGATGGTTTGATGCATGGCGCGTGTTCTGGACGCCAAACATGGCCCTGAAGGGGATCGTGAAGGTTTCCTTAGAGAGCATCTCAACGAAACCGCCAGCAGTAGTGCCAGAGGAGACCGTAAGTACGCCGCCTGAATTAGCTGCAGTTGATCCGCCGCTCTGGACAAGATCCCATACTTCTTCGATGGGACGGGTGAAGCTGTCTCGCCACTTTTTCTGGACCGACTTGACCTTGAACATCTCGTCCGCGGGATCATACCCAGGCTGTGGAGTCCAATCTGGGAGATCAATGCTTACCACGGAGTTCAGTGCGGGGGCGGAAGCCAGGGTTACGGAGACGGCATCTTGAGCCGCAATAGGGACCGCCACGCCGTTAACCGTGACTGACACGGAGCCGGTGTGGGCAGGGACACTGAAGCGCGTCTTTAGACCGTCACCAAATCCACTGATTGAAGACATATAATATAAGCCTATAAAAAAAAGGGTCACCCTAAGTTAATAGAGTGACCCTAGTATTGTGCCTAGATTAGGCGGTCTTCAGTTCAACAGCGCAAGCAGGACGAAGGACGCCATGGCCCATCGCGTACTTAGCGACCATCAGGGTGCCCTGACGGCGGATGTCGTACTCAGATTCCATTGCCAGATCCAGCAGCTTGACGGTACCGACAGCTTCCTTGGTAGCAACCACACCGACGGTGTTGGTGAATGCACCGGCGTACTTGTTGCCAGTGCCAGCTTCCAGAGTGCCGTTGGCAATCGTGAGGCCGAAAGGAGCGTGGGTCGTCTTGACGATCTCGATGCCCGCAACACGCAGCACCTTGCCATCGCTATAGACGCCAGCACCGCCCCAATCCTTGTTCATGATCTTGGTGTTCTGAGCAAGCAGGTAGTAAGCAGCGGGGTTCAAGAAGGCAGTGCGACCATCTTCGGTCACATTGTTCTCGTCCAGCTTCTGAGCGGCCTTGAACAGTGAGCCAACCAAGGCCTCACCAGTCGCGTCCGAGAGCATGGTAGCGGAAGTCACCGAGCCACCAGCGGGATCGCCGGTAACAGGGGCAGAGCCACGGGCAGCCAGGATAGCCAACTGCAGGAGCTGCTTGTCCTTGGCATAAGCCAGGGCGCGGCCGATCTGCTCGCTGTACGGGGCACGAACGTCATAGTGGTTCATGGCCTCGTCGATGTTGGCGAGGAAGGCGTGAGAGATCAGCAGATCGTCAATGGTCAGCACGATCTCGTTGTGAGGAACGGTCAAGCCGTTGATCTCAGCACCAGGAACATGGTACTCGGCGGAAATCTTGCCGAGAATAGGGAACTGCTTCCCTTGTTATCTCCAATTGCTTGGAGTGTCGGACTATACCTTAATCCATTCGATAGCGCGGTTAAGCGCAGTCGGGCAGTCTTTGAATAAGCCTAAGCCTGTAT